GCCCGTACTGGAACCGCCTCACGGATAGCGACGGCCACCTTATCCCGTCCGTGTTCCTCGATCCCGGCAACACGTACACCCTCTGGACGGACGAGGGCGAGGGGAAGGATTTCCCCGTGCCGGTCCCATCCGGCGGCTCCGTCCGCGTGGACTACTACAACACCACGACGAAAGGGTATGATATGGCCTACCGCCCCAAGTTGGAGTTCCGCAGCAAGGACGGGAAGGGCGTGGACGGCGTGGACGTCCTCTGCCGTTACGTAGGTTCACCGAGTTACGCGAAATTCGCGCTTACGGATGACACCGCCGTGATGCTGGCTATCAATAACGGGAAACCCTGCTGGAACCTTACGCAGCAGAACGGGGCCACCACCCTCTCCGTCCCCCTCTTCCACCGCTACAACGCCCTCAATAGCGGCGACCACGTGGTGACGCGTTCCCTGGACTACGGCATACCGAAGGAGGCGGACCTGCCGGGCGTGACGTTTGACGCCGCGCTGGGGAGTATGTATCTCCGCAGTTGGAAGGCCTACCTTGCGGACCTGCTGGATATGGATACGAAGGTGATGCGGTGCAGGGTGGACCTGGGCGGGTTGCAGGTGGGGCCGGACCTCCTGCGCCTCTTCTGGTACTATGACGGGGCCTACTGGGTTCTGAACAAGATAACGAACTACTCCCTGACTACGTGGGACGCGGTGGAGTGCGAGTTCGTGCAGGTGCGTGATATGGCACACTATACCAACGGACAAAACCTATAAACGGATATGGCAAAGGAAAAGATTATCAGCATAAGCACCGGGAAGGCCGTCAAGAGTATCGGCGAACTCCGGGAGAATATCAATTACTACAAGAAGGCGCTGGACAAGGCGGACCTCTCCGCCAATGAGCACCAGGCAATACTGACGCGGTTGCAGGAGAACCAGGCCGCGCTGCGTAACGCTATGCACGCCACCACCGCGGAACTCTCTGACATAACGAGGGCTGCCACGGCGGCAAACGTCACCTTCGACGACCAGAACCGCCTCGTCAAGGCGGAAACCCTCTCCTATAATGAACTGGTCCGGGAACTGGATATCCTCAAGCAGCAGTGGCGGGCCACGACCAACGCCGCGGAACGTTCCAACCTCACGGAACGCATCAACGCGGTGAACAACCAACTCAAGGGGATGGATGCCTCCGTGGGCGTGTTCGGCCGCAACGTGGGCAACTACATAGGCGCGGTGGACCACCTCACGCAGGGCCTCCAGAATATGGGCGGGGGCGCGGCAAGGATGGTGAACCCTCTGAAGAACGTGACGATGGGGTTCAAAACCCTCTCCGCTACTCCCGTAATAGCCATCCTGGGAATCCTTGCGAACGTCCTCACGAAAATCATTGACGGACTGAAAACCAGCGAGGAGAACACGAAGGGCCTCACGCAGGCTATGGCTCCTTTCCAGGCTATCGGTGACGCCGTCACGAAGATGCTCCAGGGGATGGGGAAGGCCCTTGTGTCCGTGGTGGGATGGTTCGGGAAACTCACCGCCGCCATCTTCAAGAACAACGACGCCTCCAATGAACGCCTGCGGATAGCGAAGGCGCAGGCCGCACTGGACCAGAGCCAGCGGGAAACACTCGTCAAGAACGCCGAGGCGGAAAGGGACATCGCGGAACTGCGTGCGAAGGCCAGCGAGAAGGACAAGTACACGGCCACGGAACGCCTCGCTATGCTGGAGGAGGCCGGACGGCTGGAGGCCCAGATAGCCGAAAGGGCGAAGGAGGACGCAAAGAAAGCCTACGAGATTATCCGCGACCGCAACGCCCTCACGGAGAGCAGCAAGGAGGCGAAGGAGGAGGAGGCACGCGCCTACGCCGATATGGTGAAGGCGGAAACGGCCTACTACCAGCAAGTCCGCACCATTAACCAGGGAATAACCCGCGCACGCCGGGAGGAGGCGAAGGACGCACGCGACGCAGCGAAGGCCGTCAAGGATGCCGCCACGGCAAAGATTGCGGCGGAGAAGGAGTATCTCGACCAACTCCTCTCCATCACCCGCGACGGCAGCGAGGCGCAACTCAAACTCCAGGACGAGATAGCCAAACGGGAACGGGACAAGGCGAAGGCCGATGCCGTTCAGAAGATTACCGACGCGAAGGAACTCAATGCGGCCCTCGCCCTCATTGATAAGGCCTACGAGGTCCGCGTAGACAAGAACCGGCAGGAGCACGACAAGAAGGTGCTGGCGGACCAGGCCCTTGCCCTCCGCAACCGCGCGGAAACGTACCAGAAGGGCAGCGTGGAGTACGCAGCGGCTATGGCGGAGGCGGCTGCCCTGGAACGCGACCAGATGCGGAGGCAGATGGACGAAACGGACGAGCAGTGGAAGGCCCGGCAGGCGGAGGCGAGGCGCGCCGCGGTGGAGGCCCAGCACGCACTCAACGACGCCGTCCTCAAGGAAACCACGGACGGATTAAAGGCGCAGGCCGCGGGGATGGTGGAAGGCTCCGTGGAGCAGTTGCAGATAGCCGCCCAGATAGCGCGGGAGAACCTCGCCGCGATCTACCAGGGCGTGGACGAGAGCCTGGACGAGTTCAACGCCCGGAGGATAGCCGCCGAGAAGGAGGTCCGCAAGGCCGAGGATGCGGTGAAGGACGCGGCCCTGGAGAAGGACCGCACCATCCTGGAGCAGCGTATGGCCCTCCTTGAGGAAGGCTCCGTGGAGTACCTCACCCTTGCGATGGAACTGAAACAAACCGAACTGGAGCAACTCCACCAGATGGAGGGCGAGAGCAACGAGGCGTTCCGCCTGCGCGAACTCCAGGCGGAGAAGGACTACGCGGAGAGCCGCAAGGCAATCTGGCAGGCCTCCTTGAACATTATGCAGCAGGCCGCCGGAGGCATCACCTCCATAATGAGCACCATAGCCGATGCCTACGAGAGCAACACGGAGATGACGAAGGAGGAGGCCGAGAAGGCAAAGAACCTCCGCATCGCCGGGGCCACGATTGATATGCTCCAGGGGGCCGTCACCGCCTACTCCGGGGCGCAGTCCCTGGGCGTACCTATGGGCCCCATCATCGGCGCGATAAACGCCGCCGCCGTGGTTGCAACCGGCATCGCCAATATAGCGAAGATACGGGCAACGCCCATCACCACAAACGGGGCCGCCAGCACCTCCGCCCCTGCCGTCGTCCCCGCCCCTTCCGTCACCCCGGAGGTGTCGCAGGTCCGCACCATCACGGGAGCCAGCGAGGAGGAACGGCTCAACCAGATGGCAAGCGACCAGCGCGTCTATATCCTGGATTCAGACATACAGGCGAAGAACGACCAGCGGCGCGTGGAGATAGCCGAAACGACCTGGTAGCGGTTTACGATTCCGCGGCGGTTTATATTTATATGCAGAACGCCGCGAGGTGTCCGCAAGACTTTGTCTCATATACAATACTGACTGTTTTCATACTTTGTTACACGCACACACCCGCGCCGAGAGGTCCGGGTGTGTTTCTTATTTGCCCGTAAAGGCCGTTTATTTACAATTTCCGGGGTTTTTATATTTCGGTGTAGTAAACCCTTCAAGATGGCTCAAATTGTGACAATAGACGGCATACCCGTGTACCAGGCCCTCGTCCAGAGTGACGACGATACCGGGATGCTCCGCATCTCCCTCGTGGACGATCCCGCCGTGCAGGTGGATTTCCTTGCATTTAAGAACCAGCAGGCCCGCAAGGCCCTCGCCTATGCCGTGCAGGACGAAGACAAGCACCTCGTCCTGGGCGTCGTTATGCGTGCCGATTATCCCATCTACCGCCGTGACGCGGACGGCTTTGAGTATTACATTATCTACAAGCCGGACACCATCCGCACAATGGCGGAGAAATACCTCGCGGAGAACCGCCAGAACCTCGTGAACCTTATGCACGAGGACGGGACGGAGCAGGAAGGCGTTCAGATGGTGCAGTATTTCATCGTGGACCGGGACAAGGGCGTGGCCCCTGCCGCCTTCGACGTGGCGGACGGCTCCCTCCTTGCGGAGTTCCACGTCACCAATGAGGACGTCTGGGCCGCTATCAAGGACGGCACCTACAAGGGGTTCAGCCTGGAGGGTATCTTCGACCTCGCCCCGGAGCAGGACGCTGCGGAGGTGCAGCGTATCGTGGATTCCGTCGCGGGCCAGTTCAGAACAATTCTCAAAAATCGAAAAGATATGGCAAAACTTAAAGGACTACTGGGCAGGATTGCAAAAGCAATCGTGGCCCTGGGCAACATTTCAACGGACAAGGGTATCCTCTCCTGGGACGGGGACGAGGACCTGAAGGCAGGCGACGCCGTCTTTGTGGAGGATGCGGAGGGCAACCGCACCGCAGCCGCTGACGGGGACTACGTCACCGAGGACGGCAAGACCATCGTAGTGGTGGACGGCAATGTGTCCGAAATCAAGGACGCAGCCGCCGAGGTAGCGCCGGAGGCTCCCGCCGAGGAACCTGCCGAGCAGGCCGAGGAGGAACCCGCCGAGCAGGAGCCGGACGGGCAGGGCGTGAACACCGACAAGGGAACCCTCTACTGGATGGGTGACGAGGACCTCAAGGAAGGGGACGACGTATTCGTAGACGCCCCGGAAGGTGAGGAAGGACTTGTGGCCGCCCCGGATGGTGACTACACCACCGAGGACGGGAAGGTCATCGCCGTAGTGGACGGCAAGGTCGCCAGCATCACCGATCCCGCCGCGGAGGTAGCGGAGCAGCAGGCAGCCGAACTCGCAGCCGTCAAGGCCGAGAACGAAAGCCTCTCCGCAGAGGTCAAGGCCCTCCGTGAGGAACTGGCCGCACTCAAGGCCGCACCAGCAGCCAAACCCGCCCACGAGGAGTTCACCGGCGCAGGTGAGGAAATCCACACCGGCAACAAGGGAATAGACCGCCTCGCGAAGATAGCAAGGGCAGGCAAATAACAAAAAAGTTACACTCCCGCCCCCTTTTATATTTCCGGGTAAAAGACAACACCAAAAAATAAAGCAATATGCCTACTACAAATTTCCTCGTTTCCTCCCTGCCCGCATACGTGCAGGAGAACCGCGACCTTCTGATTAAGAATTTCGCACTCGTTGGAACCGACACCCGCAAGCGTATCGGTATCCAGACCGGCGTGAAGAAATCCGCCTACCTCAATTACCTTGAACTGAACGGCGTCCTCCAGGACGGCTCCAGTTGCGGCCACAACCCCATCGATGAAATCACCCTCTCCCAGAGGACCATTGAGGTTGCAGTCATCAAGGAAGACGGCCAGATTTGCCCGGAAACCCTCCTCGGTAAATACGCCGAATACCTCGTGCGCGTCAATGCGAAGGAGAACGACCTGCCCTTCGAGCAGTACATCGTGGACACCCTCATCGGTGCAATCAACAAGAAGATTGAGAAACTCATTTGGCTCGGTGACAAGTCCCAGACCTCTGACACCGATATCAAGTGGATCGATGGTTTCGTAAAGCAGATTTACGCAGACACCGCCAGCACCAAGGTTTCCATCGCCTCCGGCACCAGCGCCTACAACGGCATCAAGTCCGTCTTCCTGGCCCTGCCCGAGGAGGTGCTCAACCGCGGCGGCATCATCTTCGTATCTCCTGCCATCTACCGCCTCTTCACCCAGGCTATGGTGGAGAAGAACTACTACCACTACGCCGGTCCCCAGGAATCCTTCCCGGAGGAGTTCTTCTTCCCCGGCACCGACGTGAAGGTCGTGAAGACACCCGGCCTTGCTGGTGACCTGCATATCGTCGGCACCTTCGCGGACAACCTCGTCTACGGCACCGACGGTGAGAACGACAACGAGGTGGTGGATATCTGGTGGAGCCAGGACGACCGCGTCTTCAAGTACCAGGTCAAGTGGGCCAGCGGCGCTGCCTACAAGTTCCCCGCTATGAACGTCATCGGCACCTTTGCCGCAGCACCTACCGCCTAAAACGGGCGCAGGAGCAAGGAATCCCGCCGGGTGGGGCGACAACACCCGCCCGGCTTTTTCTTTTGTTTAACGCAAAAATAGATACCTTTATGGCTTGTTCACAAACACTCTCCGGCATTGTAAACGACTGCCTCTCCAATATGGGAGGCGTCCGCAAGGTCTACCTGGCGAACAAGGAGGACGTCACCGCCGTAACCCTCACCCAGGGCAAGGTAACCGCCATCACTATGGCATCGTCCGCCAAGTTCAAGGGATACTACCTCAAACCTAACACCGCCTCAATGTCCTCGAACTGGCAGGTGAACCAGGAGAACGGCACGAACTACGTGCAGACTGACCTGGTGATGGTGTTCAATCGTATGGATACCGCGAAACGCATCGAGGTCGTGGCTATGGCCCAGGGCGAACTGGTTGCCCTCGTAGAGGATGCAAACGGCTCCTACTGGTTCCTCGGCTATGACGCTGCCCTCGTCCTCTCCGCAGGCGACGGCCTCACCGGCACCGCACGCGCAGACCGCAACGGATACAGCGTCACCCTCCAGGACAACTCGCAGGAACTCCCTCACGAGATTCTCGTAGGGGACGGCGGCGTGGACCTCTCCGAAATCGTGGCTGCCTAAACCGCAGAAACCCTCTCCACCGCAGCGGGGCCTTCCTCTAAAGGGGAGGCCCCTTTGCTTTGTTTACGAAAACGCGCCCTTTTATATTTCCAAGAAAGAGAACTCCACGCTATGGTCTATATCAACACACGGCAGGACGCCCCGGCGGTATATATCCCTTCCAACGGCTGGGATTTCGCGCTGGCTCTGCTCGTCCTTGAGGTACGCAACACCACCGACGGGCGGGTGCTGGAACTCCCGCACACGGATGCGGTCCGCGCCGGTTTCCTCGTGCGCCTGCAACTGGCCTCCCTCCCGGAAGGGTTCGGCCCCGGTGAGTGGGAATACTCCCTGGTATGTATGGGTATCAAGATAGCCGGGGGCCTACTGGTAGCCGTGGACGGCGAGAAGGCCGGAGCCGTGGAGTATGAAAGCGAGCAAACAGTAATTCAATATGGAGGATAAAAAAATCAAAGTATCGTTCCTTGCCCTTGATCCATACCAGGAGCAGGCCATCCCGTCCGCGGCGGAGAAAGAGATGCCGGGGAAGGATATGGTGTCGTGGGGTGACCGGAACCTCTACCCGGAGTTCCTCTGGGAACTCTACAACTCCGTGCCCTCCCTGCGTTCCATCATCAACGGCACGCGGGATTTCGTCGCGGGTGACGCGCAGCATATCCAGTTGGAAGGCTACGCCCCGGACGTGGTGAACACGAAGGGGGAAACGGCTGCGGACGTGGTGATGCGCGCCGCCGCGGATAAACTCATTTACGGGGCCTTCGCCCTCCAGGTCATCCGCAACGCTGCGGGACGTCCCTGCGAGGTCTATCACTGCCCCCTGCGTTTCCTCCGTATGAGCAAGGAGTGCCAGACGTTCTACTACTCCGAAAAGTGGGGCAAACAAGGCAGCCAGAAGGCCGTCAAGTACCCCGCCTATATCCCCATCGATGCGGCCCGCTGGGCGCAGTTGGACGAGAAACAAAGGGCCGCGGTGTCCTCCTCCATCCTGCTGGTGAAGGACGACCACACGCAGACCTACCCGTCCCCCGTCTATGCCGCCGCCGTGCGTGACTGCGAGGTGGAGAGGCAGATTTCCGTCTTCCATCTCAACTCCGTCAATAACGGCTTTGTGTCCTCAATGATAGTGAACTTTAACAACGGCATCCCGGACGACGAAACGAAGGCGGAGATAGAGAAGGACTTTAACGAGAAATTCACGGGGAGCAGCAACGCCGGGCGCGTTATGTTCGCTTTCAATACGGACCGCACCAATGCGGTGACTATCACGGAGCCGAAGGTGGACAATTTCGGAGAGAGGTACGACGCCCTTTCCAAGCACTGCCGCCAGCAGATTTTCACGGCGTTCCGCGCCAATCCTAACCTCTTCGGCATACCGACGGAGAACCTGGGGTTCTCGCAGGAGGAGTACGAGAGTGCCTTCCGCCTCTACAACCGCACTATGGTGCGGCCCATCCAGCGGAAAATCTGCGACGCCTTCGACCGCATACTCGGCGTGACCGGCTCCCTCACCATCACACCCTTCTCGCTGGATGAAACCGCGGGAGAGCAAAAAGTCAATTAGAATATGGCAGAAATTCTCCTCATATCGGAAACTTTCGTGAAGGACGTTTGCAGCATCTCCGACAACGTAGCCGGGCAGTACCTGCGGCCCTCCATCCGTGAGGCCCAGGACGTCGCCCTCCGCAATATCATCGGCGACGCACTCCTTGCGAAACTCAAGGCCCTCGTGGAAAGCGGCGATATCTCCCAGCCGGAGAACGCAGCCTACAAGGACCTGGCGGACACGGAACGCTATTTCCTCGCATACACCACCTGCGTAGGGATAGCCCAGCGGGTGACCTTCAAGATTGCAAATGCCGGAGTGGTGAAGACGCCGGACGAGAAGGTGAACGTGGCGGAGCAGCCGGATATGGCGAAGGTCCAGTCCTTCTACCAGGCGAAGGCCGATGCCGCGGCCTATGACCTTGAACGCTGGATTCTGGCCCGCAGGGACGACTACCCGGAACTCCGGGAGAGTGACTGCGAGCAGGTCCGCGCCCATCTCCGCACGGCGGCCTCCTGCGGTATCTGGCTGGGCGGCCCCCGTGGCAGGAGGCTCCCCGGCGTACCCGTAAAAAGTGAAAAGCGATGAACCTCCTGCAACTCATACGGACCATTGAGGGCGTAGCGGCCTCCCAGCCGCCCGTCCGTTCCATCGTGCGCAGCGACGTGTTCCGCCTCAATGCCCTGCCGGATGCCCGTTACGGCGTCTTTGCGTGGCTCCAGGGCGAGCACCGCGCCGACACTGAAACGGACCTGATGCACTACTCCTTCACGTTCTTCTACGTGGACCGCCTCACCTTCGACAAACGGAACGAGGTGGAGGTCCAGAGTGTGGGGATGGAGGTGCTGGAGAACGTCCTGCTGGCCCTTGAGGCGCACGGCGTCTGGGCGGACGAGCACACGTTCCGCACCTTCAACCAGCGGTTCAGCGACGAGTGCGCGGGCGTCTACTGCTCCGTCACCCTTGAGGTAGCGAAGGACGCCGTCTGCCCGGAGGTGTTCCCGGAATCTGAAGACATTAAAATTTATTGATACGATTATGGCTACAAAATTCAAAGTATTGGGCGAGGAGGTCTTCCAGGTGGAGGCCACGAATTTCGCTATCAGTCCGTCCGCAAGCGGTTACACGTTGAACTACTCCGCCGATGGTGTGAACTTTACCCCCTGGGAGGAGATTACGGACGCGGACAAGACGCAGGTCGTTGCCTGCGCCGCACGCGGTATGTATTACAAACTCGTGGATAATATCAGCGAGGTAACCATCTGCTACTGATATGGCGGGAATTTGTCTATCCAAGTGCCTGGGCGGCGGTTTTGCCGGGACCATCTTCCTTGCGGGGATCAATTTCCGCGGGGGCGGCGGTTCGGTGGTGACGCTGCCGGACTATAACGAGGATTTCAGCGACGATTTCCTCATTGAGGATGAAACGGAAGAACAATAAAAACGATAAAGAGATATGAGTGCTTTTACTACACTGCGGGCGCTTATCAACGCCCAGATAAATACCAATGGTACGAAGGCCATCACGGGTGCGAAACTCAACGGCGTACTCCTTGAGATGGTGGACGAACTGGGTGCGGAGTGCCAGTTCGGCGGCCTTGTCCTCCCTTCCACTCCCTTCACCGCGGGGGATTTCCCCGTGGCCTTCCTTGCCACTACTGCGGGCACTTACACGGCTTTCGGCGGTGCGGTGCTGGACGGGGCCTTCCTGCATATCCTTGCGTGGGACGGCTCGGCCTGGAGTGACACCGCAACGGACATCCCTGCTGGTGCTCTGGAGGACTACGCGAAGAAGGACGGCTACTACGCCAGTCTCACCGCGGGCGCGGCTCTCAACCTTGTGGGCCGTGGCAGCGTTCCTGCGCAGTACCTCTTCCGCACCACGGGCGGGACTGCGGACGTGGGAACGGGTTCCGCCGTCCTCTCCGCCATCAAGGGCCGCAGCATCGTGTGGAATCAGTTGGTGCAGGAGGGTGTCGGCAGTGTCGCGACTATCTCCGGCCATAAGTACCTCACCCGTATCGCCGGGGTGGATGCTATTGTCACGTCCACGGGTGACGCTATCCTCGTGGATGATGCCTCGCAGGACAATGTGCACGACCTCACCCTGCTGGGCCTGGGTGACCTCACCATAGCGCAGTTCCGTGCCCTCTTCCCCTTGCCTTACTACGCCTACAATCCCGGCCAGGTGCTGCCCTTCGCAGGAGAGAAACTCGTCACAACGGGATTCAACCAGTGGGACGAGGAATGGGAATTGGGACGAATAGACCTATATACTGGAATATTAGTGACGGATACAAATATGATTCGTTCTAAAAACTATATTCCTATTATAGGCGGGAAGGATTATTGCGCCAGTACACCTAATTCGGATACATTTGGCGTATATGTTATGTATTATGATGCCGAGAAACAACCTATTATCCCAGCACCCGCCGGTAATTATAAGAATGAGGCACATAGCGCGCCGGGAAATGCTCGTTTTGCAAAATTCTATTGTTCACAGGGTTACGGCACCATCTACAAGGGCGACATTTGCATCAAACTCTCCTGGTCCGGCATCCGTAACGGCGAATATGAACCGTATGAGGTTCACGAACTGCAAGTCAATCCCGCTACCCTGCTGGATAAGGACGGCAACCCGGTGTTCCCCTACGGCGGTATGCACGGAGTTGGAACGGCCTTCGATTCAATGAAACCAGAGGCAGACGGGTTCATACACTACGCCAATAGGGTGTTCAAAGAGGTGAACTTGGAAACATTGAGTTGGACTTTCTCTGATGGTGTTTTTATTGCGCCTCTTGCCGATGCAAAAATACCTGCATCTAACACGGATATAGCAAATATAATAAGCGAAAAATACAAAACAAGAGCAAGTACCGGAACAGGCGCAGACGCTTTTTCTATTGCATTGAACACATCACCGAATCTCGTTTGTAATACCAATAGCGAAACGACAACGCCTTCAGGAAAACTCTACTACGAGGTAGCAACCCCCGCCGTGGTGGAACTCGCCGAGCCTATCGCCGCCTCCTACTACGCCAATGACTGGGGAACGGAGGAGTGGCAGCCTGCGAACGGCACCGAGCCGTACACCGCACCCTGCAACGTGGACGTCCAGTACGCGATGAACGCCGTGGACCTCCTGCGTAACCTCCCCCGCAACTACATAGGCGCGGAGGATTTCGACACCTACAACGCAGCACTTGCCCAGGCCCTCGCAAGCGTAGGTATCACGATGACCTACGCCCGCACCTTCAACCAGCAGACGGACCACCACGAGTTCACCATCACGATGGCCCAGAGTGAATAACCCCAAATAAAGGAGGATTGCAATATGGAACACATTAACGTCAAAGAACTTGCAAGCGGTTACCTGCTCCTCACCCCGGAGGCAGGTTTCCGCCTGCGTCACAAGGCCAGCGGTGCCTTCTATTCCGAGGCCGTGGTGAAACCCGCGGATGCGGACCTCTTCCAGGCAGTGGAGGGCCTTTGATGCTATGAAAAGCGGCATCAAGGACAGCGTCATAGTGTTGGTGAGTGTGGTGTCCTTCATCGTGGGCGCCGTCCTTACCTTCCTGGGCCTCTTCCTCCCGCCCACGGGGGTGATAGACAACTCCGTCCTTATTGCGGCGGGGCAGTTTCTCACCCTGTGCGCCACAGGATTGGGAGTGAAGGAGTATGTATCCGGCCAGATTCGCCGGGTGGAAATGGAAAGAGGAAACCCCAATGAGTAAGTATTTCTCCCCCGCGGAGTTCAAGCACTGCACTCCCGCCTGCGATATCGGCCAGATGAACCCGGCGTTCCTGGAGAGGCTTGACGCCCTCCGGGAGTTCGTCGGTATCCCGCTGGTCCTCAATTCCGCCTACCGCAGCAAGTCCTACGAGAAAGCCCACGGGAGGACGGGCAATTCCGCCCACACCCGCGGCCTTGCCGTGGATATCCGCTGCAACGCCTCCGCAACCCGTTACAAGATTCTCTCCGCGGCTATCGTGTGCGGGTTCAAGCGTATCGGCGTCGGCAAGTCATACATACACCTGGACGTGGACGAGAGCCTCGACCAGGGCGTCATCTGGCACTACTATGGGGAGTAGCGCGGCACGCGATCCCCGCCGCCCTTCCGTGTGGGAGTACCTGGCCCTGCTGCTGGTCCTGGTGCTCCTCCTCGTGTGGGGGTTCACCTCCTGCTCGCCCCGTATCATCGAACGCGTGACTATCCAGCGGGACACCACCTACATAACGCGGACGGATTCCGTGCGATTCTACGACCGGGATTCCATCTTCATACGGGAGAAGGGCGACACCATCTACCAGTACGTGGAGAGGTGGCGCTGGCGTGACCGGGTGCGGGTGGATACTATCCTGCGCACAAAGGTCGATTCCTTTGCCGTAGAACGCGTCAAGGAGGTGCAGGTGGAGAAACCCTTATCCGCGTGGAAAACGGCTAAAATAGGCGCGTTTTGGTGGCTGGTCGCCGCGGTGCTTCTGCTCCTTGTCTGGACCTTCCGTAAATCACTCTTAAAACTCATAGGAAAATGATTGACTTTTTGAAAAAGATTTGGGCGTGGATCGTGTCCGTGCCGCAGGACAAACTCCTGCACTTTGTGGCGGTCCTGCTGGTCGCGCAGTTTGTTTTCTGCGTGGTGTTCATCTTCTCCACCTTCTGGCCTGCCTTCGGCTGGGCCAATGCTGCTGGCGTCGTGGTCGGTCTGGGGAAGGAGTTGTACGACCTTATCAAGCAGGAGGGGCACTCCGCGGAGTGGCGTGACCTCGTTGCGGACGGGGCGGGATTGCTTACCGCGGACGGCGTGCTGCTGCTCTTCTATCTGGGTATGCTCATATAGGCACGGGATTGTCAGAAGGTCTGCGATGCCTATTGCAAGGGCGGGGGTTTCGGCTCCCGCCCTTATTGTATAAGATTACCCCCGGAAACCATCACGGCGTCCGGGGGCGTTCAGTAGTGTAAAGTATTATAAACCTTATGACGTAAAACCGGGGTGCAAGGTAGGGAAAATGTTGGTAACTGCAAAGAAAAATCAAAAAAATTGCACTTTTTTGAAATAATTATTAGGTAATTCAATTTTTCTTTGTATATTTGCAACCAGAAACAAACAAGATAAACCTTTAACACCTTTGAGATATGATTACCTGGATGAATAGAATTACTATTAGCGAGGAAGTTGCAAGAAACCTCTCCAACGGAAACGAGAATGCCACCTGCGTATTTTGCTTCTACAATGTAAAGACCGGGAAGGAAACCGAAAAGAAAGGATTTACCATTGAACGGGCGATATTGCTTGCAGAGCAACGCAGAGAAGATGGCCGCTACCGCAACTATGAATTTATAATTTACTAATAATTAACCCGGCCCCCTCCGGGGGGCCACAAACCCTTTCACCTATGACTACCGAATTTTTCAACGAACACGTCCAGATCGTAAACGTCCGCAACGTCGTTTTTCGCAAGAACCCCATCTGCACCTATTATTATAGCCGCGGGTTCGCCTTCTTTGTTCCCGGTTTCGGTTACCTCAAATTCAGGTCAGACGACCACCCCTACGTCCTGGATGCAAAGAGGACACTCCAGTCCATCCTTGACGCTGGCGGGTTCATCACGATGGACGCCGTGGATTTCATCAAAGCAGAAAATTAACCCTTTAAACACACAAAACACTATGCAACACGATTACACAACCCTGGCCGGGATTATGGCCGCAGCAGACGAAACGCAGGCCGCTGCAAAGAAGATGGGTCTGGAGTTTTGGCTCACTTTCTCCTTCCACTGGAACACCTTCGACGCCTATATATCGAAAGGGATCGGCGGTGCACGCCTCTGGGAGGGATGCGTTATGAAGGACTTGACGGAGAAGGCCCTCACCGCGAAGATGGAGGAGGCCCGCGAGTTCCTCACAACGTACAAGGAGAACCGGGCCGCCGAACTGGAGAAGGAGGTAGCCGAACTCTCCGAAACACTCAAGGGCAAGAAGGCGGAACTCCGCAAAGTAAAGAAGGAGGAAACGAAATGAGCCACGGCGGACCGCGACCGGGTGCAGGACGGAAGGCCCTGGCCCCGGAGGAGAAGAAGGTGCCCGTCACGTTCTCCGTCCCCAGGCAGGACGCCCAGATGCTCCGCGAGATGCGGGCAGGCGGATACCCCATCAACGAGATAGTCGGCAGGATTATCTGCGCAGGTTACCGCGCCTTCAGTTTCGGATATGCGGAACGCCTGGACCTTGACGCCAGAGGAATAGCCTCCCAGGCATCGGCCAATAGAGGCTATTTTGCAGATTCAGAATAAATCACTACCTTTGCCCCCAGTAATCGTTTCCCCGTCATAGGGAAAAGGTGAAAAGGGTTTGGAGCCAGGGAGAGGTCCCCGGCTCCTTTTTTTTGCAGTTTTTGTCCCGTTATTGTCCGAAACCAGCGGACACTTGAAAAAGAAAAACCCGCAACGGCTCTCAATGTCAAGCAGTTACGGGCAACCTTCAAGCACGCAGGTATTATTTTTTGCGGGTATAATCACTGCACGGCATCCCATCCACCCCTGGGGCCGTTTTTCAGTCCCCGGCCCGTTTCCTTCCTTCACCGCGTTCCACTCCGTTGCTATCGGTGCCTGCATTTTTTGTCCTATATTTGTCCGAAATCTCCGGCCAGCGGAAGAGGGCCTGCACCTTCTCGTTTGCGGCCCACGTCAGCGCCCAGTTTTTCTCCGCGTAGATATCCGCCATCTTAAAGTCCCCTATATGTGCGAGTGCGTCGTCCACCGTGGCCTTCTCCACTCCCAGCCGCCGGGCCAGCGTTCCCCACGTCTTGCGTGCCGCGTAGAAGGTGAACGGCTCCAGGCCCTCCCGTTCCGCAATCACGCGCAGCCACTTGTTCACGTTGTGCGTGGCGGCATCGGCGGAGCAGTAGCGGTGCAACTCAGGGAGCCACCAGCCGCCCCCGTTCCGCGGCCCTTCACCCAGCACCCGCGCAAAGGCCTCTGCCTTTTGGTTTAAGGCCACCTCCGCGTGCACCCCGGTCTTCCTTCGGTTGTAGGTCCAGACGCTTAAAACGGGACCTTTCTGCGCGTACAGGTCCGCAAGGTTAGCGCCCATAGTGCAGAACGAGAGGAAGAAGGCCGCAAGGGCGATGACCTCCCACTCATTGGCGGGCGTGGCGTCAAGGAGCCGCTGGATCGTTTCCGCTGGCAGGGCCTTCTGGCCCTTCCCCTGCGGCTGGATTTTCGGCTTGTTCTGGAACGGATGCCGGGGGATGGGGATGACGCCCGTGTCCTCGTCGTTGAACTCCTCCTGCGCGGTGCGGTAGATATAGGCGAGTTTCGCAAGGTGCCGTGCGGCCTTGACCTCCCCCACCTCCGCGGCAAAGTCCTGGAGGAGCCGCCGCGTGACGTCGTTCACGTCCAGGGACGGACGGCCCACGAACCTCTCCAGGGCGTTGAGTGCGGTGAGGTAGTAGAGGCGCGTGTGGTAGGCCTTCCCCGCCGCCACCTTCCTGCCGTATGCGAGGAAATCCAGCCGGAACGATTCCGCGGAGAGGCTCCGGCGGATATGGTCCACGACGGCGTCCACGTCCCACTGCTCCAGGGTGAAGGGCGAGAGGCCGTCACACGTCGCCCGCATCCGCGTTATGAGTTCCACGGCCTTCTGGAGGATAGTGGCGTTCTTTATCCTGCCGCCCCGGGTGAGGTCCGCGTCGGTGCAGGCCAGCGTCGTGGGGAGGCGGCGCGACACTCCGCGGAACGTCACGCGTATCTTCACGGGCCACGTCCCGTCCTTGCGTCGTCCCCCCGGTATGATTATAGGCTTAAAGGTTATCATAGGCGTTTATGAAGGTGGAAGGGTTTCATCCTGGAGGGCGAAGATCAGGTCCACGAGGGCCAGCATCTTCTCCGGGTTTCCTTCGATGCGGTCCGCGTCCGCGCCCCATCGGTTTACAAAATCCGGCCCGTTTATATTTATAGGTGGATTCATTTTTTCTTTCATAGGATGTATTAGTTTGGTTTAGTTTTGGTTTAGTTAGGGGATGCCGGGGCGCAGTGATGCACCCCGGTTTTCTTATATCCCCCGGCGTCCTACTTAACTTGGTAATTTTTGGGGGCGGTGTACCCCTGGACGTGTGCGGCGGTCTGGCCTGCGGTGAGCCTTTCCACCAGTTCGGAGAGGCGGTCGATGCTTTTCGCCATACTGGTGTAGAGGTCCATCGTGGCGGCGGGTATCACTATGTCCGGGCGCTGCGGTTGTGCCGGTCCCGGGGTGGATTCCTTCCGCGGTTTGAGGACCTGGAACTCCCAGGCCTGCACCCTGCGGATGATGCTATCCGTGAGGTATCGGTCCTCTCCCTTGAGGGCGTTCGATATCGTGGACGGGTTCATCCCCAGCAACTCCGCGAACTCCTTCTGCGTCTTACATAATCCCAGAAGGCGGGCGTCATAAAAAACTCTTTCAAGGTACTCTTTTCGTGTTTCCATACTGCAAGGTGTTAAGGGTTGTAAAATAGGTAAAATACCAACGATGAAATTTTTTTGAAATTTTTGTTTGGATTATAAAATTATCTTTGTATATTTGCAACATAAAACAAACAAATATAAGAATTTTATGATTAAAAAAGTTTCAATGCGTGCAACCCTGGCGGCGATGAACCCCGGCGAGGTGGTGGAGATACCCGCCGCCCTCCGCGGTTACACCTACGTGAGGAACTGCGCCTGCCTGCTGGGTACGGACTACCCCGGCAGGAGATACTCCGTCCATATGGACCGCGAGAGAAAGTCCTACCAAGTAACCCGCGTGCAGTAGTGTTATGGATAATCTGGAACGCATAGTCAAGTCCGCCGCCGAGATGGGAGCCGCCCTTGCGCTGGAAACCCTGGGCCTCACCGCCGGGGAGATAAGCCAGAGGAAGGCCCGCGCCACCTATGGCAAATGGTTTACCGATGCCGAGAAGGCAGGCCGCATCCGCCCCTCCCGCGTGGATGACGGACGGAACGGCACCCGGCACTACCGCGTCGTGGCTATCCAGGAACTCCGCACCGCGGACCTCGTCCGTGCAGAACTGCAACTCAACAACAAAAAAACCCTTTAACCACACAACGATTATGAAAAAAGCAATCACACTCCTTTGCGGCCTGGCCTGCTTTGCCTGCGTCATCCTTGCTGGCGGCAGCGCCCTTGACGGCTCCTGCAACCTTCTCTGGACACTTGGATGGATGGGCGGCGCACTGCTCTGCGGTGCAGCCTATGCCGAACTCACGGACCGGGAGGGCCGCCACAATGTTTAGACGATACACACCACCCTGCCCGGACGACTACTCCTGCGAGGAGGACTACCTTGAGGAACTTGAGGCCTATGACCGGGAGGAGGCTGACCGGATAGAGGAATACCGGGAACGCTGGCTGGAGGAAAACGTAGCATAAACCCCATAAACACATACACCTATGACACAAGAGAAAGTATTCGAGAAACTGGCCGCGATCCAGGCCGCACTCAAAGCACCCAAGAGCCAATACAACGAATTTGGCCGTTACAAGTACCGCAAGGCGGAGGACATCCTGGAGGCGGTGAAACCCCTCCTCTATGAGCAGCACTGCGCACTCACCTGCACGGACGAACTGCAACTCATAGGGAGCCGCTACTACATCAAGGCGACGGCCACCCTCATAGCCTTCGAGGACGGCAGCGCCTTCTCCACCTGCGCCTATGCGAGGGAGGAGGAGGAGAAGAAGGGGATGGACGGGAGCCAGGTCACCGGGGCCTCGTCCTCCTACGCACGCAAGTACGCCTTGAACGGCCTCCTCTGCATCGACGACACCGCGGACAGCGACACCACGAACGTGGGCGACCAGAAACCCGCGAAGAAAACGCCCGGAAAGGCCGCTAAAACTGCCGCAGAGGCAACGAAACCCGCGGCAGGTACGGACCCCCAGCCGGAGAAAAAACCCGCCCCCGTGCGCGGTTCTGCGGACTGGGCCAAATGGGTGAAGGCCGTAGCCACGAACCCCCTCTCCAAGCAGGGCAAGAAGGTGAACTGGATAGACGCCTTCAAGAACCTCTACCACTGGGACGCCGATATGATTGACGCCCTGGAGTATGACGCCTTCAACTACCGTATGGATGAACCGCAGCAGCAAGCATAAGTATAACCCTATAAACCAAAACGATTATGAACACAAGAGAACTCATTGACCAGATTGCCCGCGCAAAGTGGGAACTGGAAACCGCCCTGGAAGATAACGGCGGAGAACTCACCCCGGAACTCCTTGAAGCATCCGACACCCTGGATGAAATGAAGGCCCTGCTGGCCGGAGAAGGTATTGATGACCTGGGCCGCTGGCTTAAATCCGTACAGGATGAAGTGGCCGCACGCAAGGCCGAGGCCGATGCAGCCGCCCGTAGGCTAAAGAACGCAAAAGCCTATGAGGACCATGTAAAGGGTATCATAGGCGAGGCTATGGACCTACTGGACCTTGACACGAACAAGAACGGCGAGAAGGTCGCGAAGGGTTCCTTCTACGGCTTTAAGCGCACCACGTCCTGCAAGTCCTCCGTCCGTCAGGAACTCCTTGAGGGCGACTGGCTGGAGGTTGCGCAGGTGGGAGCCAGGATGAACGGCCTGCCGGACTGGGTGGACGTCCAGATAAAGACCACCACGACGGACCTGCGCAACGCGGGTGACGTGGCCCTTGACTACCTGGAGGAAACCAAGACACCGGCCCTCTCCTTCACCAAACCGAAAGCGAATAAGGAGGCATAAGTTTACAATTTTGCGGGCATTTATATTTCCAAGTGGAGGCGCTGGTACCGCCCGGAAATAGAAAGTTAACAACCCGTTATGAGTAAGCGTTGGGGTACCAGACCACGCAGAAAATGACGGGTTTTGTTTTTTTACAATGGCAGGAAAGATAAAAATAATTGAGCCGCGGGAGAATTTCCAGAAGGTAAGCAAGGATATCATCTTCAACAATGAGATAGACGTGCTCACTCTGGGTATCTACGTGAAGGTTCTATGCCTGGGGAAAAAGTGGGAAATGAGTGTGGACGGACTGGCTAAAACTCTCAACCTATCCGTGGCAAAAATCAAGGCTGCCTTCTCTCTCCTTGAACGTTCCGGCTATCTGAAACGCATCCACATAAAGGACGAGCAAACGGGCCGGTTCCTGGGTTTTGATTATCATATCGGCAGCGAACCTTTCCCGCAGGAGGAACGCACTGACCTCGTGGCTACTCATAGCACCAAATCTCCCTCCAACCCCCCAGAAATCCAACCGATGGAAAATCCAACCGATGGAAAACCCAACCGACGGGAAATCCAACCGATGGAAAACCAGGGGGATATAAATAGAGATAAAGATATAAATAGAGATAAAAAAGATAATAAGAATATAAAATTTAATTTCCGGGGCGGTTTATTGAGTTTAGGAGTTGATCCCCATATCGCGGACACCTGGCTTGAGGTGCGAAAGCAACGCCGTGCCACAAATAGCGACGTGGCCTTCAATACCATAAAGGAGGAAATTGCGAAGGCCCAGGCCGCGGGATATTCCGCAAATGACTGCATCAAAATGGCCGCGGCAAATTCCTGGGCCGGGTTCTTTTGGATTTGGATGAAACGGATAGTAGACGAACAAAACGCCCCCGCAGGGACAAGGCCTACCCCCCTACCCCCCTCCCGTCACGATAGCCACCTGGATATTGATTTCTCACAATTCTACAAGTAATACCTATGGAACTATCCGTAAACATAACCAATGACCTGCTCGCCCGCCTCATTTCCAGCCGCGGGATGATAGTCCGGGCCCAGCAACGGATACGCCTCCCGGAGGCACTGGAGGCCGTCCGCATCATCGGCACCTTCTCCACCCCCGCCTTCGTCCTTGACGATAACAACCGCTTTGCATACGATAACCTGCTCCGCTGGTGCATAAGCGATCCCGCTATGCAGTGTATGGGAGAGGACGGCCAGCCGGTCCCCGGCGACCTGCAAAAGGGCATCTACCTCTACGGCGACACCGGCACGGGGAAATCCCTGCTGCTGGATATCTGCCGGACCTTCTGCAAGATTTACAAGATAGGCATCAAGGCCGGGGACCAGGTTTCTCCGCTGGCGTGGAGGACGGAAAGGGCGGACGATATCTGCGACGCCGTGGGAGCAGACGGCGACCTGCACCAATGGAAGGCGGAGAAGGTCCTATGTATCCAGGACCTGGGGAACGAGCCTGCGGAAATCCTCTATATGGGAAACCGCCGCAGGGTGCTGCGTTCAGTGATTGAGGCCCGCGGCGATATGTATGACCGGCTCACCCTCATATCCTCGAATTTTCCCCCGTCCAAACTGGCCCCCATCTACGGCAACCGGGTGCAGTCCCGTATCCGCCAAATGTGCAACCCCATCTATCTGGGCGGAAACGATAGAAGGAAATAAACGAGTAAGACAATGGGAAAGAAAGTACACGCGAGTTTATTCAGCGGGATAGGCGGCCCGGAGGTGGCGGCGGCTATGATGGGATGGGAGAACGCCTTCCACTGCGAGATAAATCCCTTCGGAAGGAGGGTGCTGGAATACTGGTTCCCGGGTTCAGTAAGTTATGAAGATATCACAAAAACCGATTTCAGACAATGGCGGGGCTGCATTGACGTCCTCACGGGAGGATTCCCCTGCCAGCCTTTTTCCTATGCAGGAAAACGGGGAGGACGAGATGATGAACGTTATCTCTGGCCGGAGATGCTCCGCGTTATTAACGAAATCCGGCCCTCTTGGATCATTGGTGAGAACGTTGCTGGAATCACCACTATGGTGGAAGGAGGGATACTTTCTCACCTGGGAGGCGGTTCCTCTCTATTCGCGGAGGGTGACGACGTTCAACGATACGGACTCGAGCAACCCTTTACCATCGAACGAATCTGCGGAGATATTGAACGTGCAGGATATTCCGTCCAGCCGGTGCTTATTCCGGCTGCGGCTGTCGGCGCACCCCACCGACGGGACCGAATCTTCATCATTGCCTATGCTACAGACGCCCACCGCGGTGATGCCGTGCCAGACGCCGGAGCAGATGCGGGGCAGGGCGGAGAAGAACGGCTACAAGAACGGGACGAAATACGTGAGTTTGGAGGCCCAAATCCGCTACGATCCGAAATGCAGTCCACTCCTACCAACGCCCACGGCAGTGGAATACAAAAGCGAGTGGACGCCGGAGCAGAAGGAGAAATGCCTACAACGCCGGGCAAAGGAGGGAAAAACTGCCTTTCCCAGCAAGTTCAACGCACTGAAACAAATGGCCTTCGAGGGCCTTCTTCCGACGCATACGGCGATAGAGGGGGAAAAGTACACGAACACCTACAACCCCAATTCCCAGATGGGGCAGAGCCTTTCGGCGATGGCTGGCAGCGGGATGCTACCGACACCCTCCGCCCGGGACTACAAGGGGAAAACCAACCCGGGGCAGGTGAAGGAGAAAAGCGGATGCGTCTACGGGGAAACACTCCCGGATGCAATTGGGCGGATGACGAAGGACTGCTCCCCGGAAACCGCTGGGCAGAGTTCCCGACTTTCTCCCCTATTCACCGAGGAAATGATGGGTTTCCCTTCAATGTGGACCGTCTTACCCTTTCTCTCTCCAGATGGAGAACTGAATCACTGAAGGCACACGGCAACGCAATAGTGCCGCAGGTAATGTATAGAATTTTCCAAGCAATAGATTCAATTTAACCCTATAACACCAAACGATTATGCAAAAGATGAAGATTGACAAGCGCATCCTTGCGGAGGTGGAGGGCCTGCGGAAACTCGCGGCTCTCCTCCCTCCCGGCAAGGGACGCGCACTCCAGAACAAATGCGACACCATCACCACGCTGGCACGCAAGGCCCAGGCACTCGTGGACGCACCCGTGGGCAGCCTCTTCCCGCAACCCGGACAACTGCCCCGCTACGAGGCCACAAACGAGGACATAGCAGCACGCTACTCCGCACGCAAGGCTATCTTCAACGCACTCCTCGCAGGGCGCTGCATCTCCCTGGAGGACGCCGCGGAGTTCCGCGTGTCCCAGATGCATACCCAGATGGCAGGCATCCGCAGGGAAATCCAGGAAAAGGGCCTCCCGTACGTCCTCTGCGCACGCGAGAAACGGCCCGATCCCTCCCGCCGCGGGTTCAACGAGTACTACCTAATACCAAAAGACGATGAGTAACGTAACGGCATTTTTTGTGGGCCTCTTCCTGGGCGCTTTCGGCGCGGCCCTGCTGCTCACCGCCTTCGCGGTTGCGGCCTTCTACATACACGGGAAGGAAATGGATGAAGAAAGAACAAACACAATAAACGATTAAAAGACTATGGCAACAAAATTGAGAGGCCTGCTCAACTTGAGCAAGATTGACAAAAACCTGATTACCACCAATGCGAAAGGTGAGAAATGCATCTGGATCGACGTGGTGGAGAACTACGGCAACCAGCCGGACCAGTACGGCAACACGCACGCAGTGGTGCTTTATAGCAAGGAAACGGGCAAGATATACCTCGGCAACCTCAAGCCGCAGGAGTTCGGCGCACCGCGTTCCCAGGCCCCGGCCCCGGCTGCACCCGCTGCACCTGCTCCGGCCCAGGAGCCTGCAAAGGAGGAAGAGGACCTGCCCTTCTGATTGACACGGCTATGGCTTACTGCAACGAGTGCGCATTTTTCACGGACGCGGGCCGCTGCCGCAACGGGGCGGCCAAGCGTTCAGACGTAGGCTATTTCCAAGCCGCCTGCGCCCTTTTTGAGGAAATGAAGGCGGAGGATAAGCCGGACGAGAAACTCCCAAAAATCGAAAGTAAACAACCTTTAAAACCATCTCCTATGGAACAAGAAAAACCCAAGACCAAACACTGCGACAAATGCGGGCGTGACCTGCCGCTGGATGCTTTCGGAAAGAAAAACACCTCGAAGGACGGCCTGCAATCCTGGTGCAAGGAGTGCCAGAAGGCCTCCACCATCAACGCACGCGCAAGGCGCAAAGAGAACACCGCCCCCGCCCCTGCTCCGGCCCAACCGGAAAAGAAGGACGGCACCAATTTCACGGACATTGAGGAACGGCTCAAACTCATAGCAGACAAGGAAAACGCCCAGATGGAACTGGAAATAAGTAAGGCCTTCTGCCGATGGTACAGGATTGAGAAAAACACACCCAAAGACGGGGATATCGTTATCCTCTTCCTCCTTGACGGCTCCACGATTTTAAGGCGGTGGAGCAGTTTGTGCGATAAGGACGCGCTGGAGAGCCGTCTATTCCTTAAAGGCCGTTATCCCGTTTATTGGTGCCAGGCGTGGCAACTCTATGACATTATAACCCTTAAAAGCCTGGAGTTAGGGCTGGAACAAGAGTGACTATGAACTACACGCAAGGAGAGAGAGTTACCTGGCAGGGCCTTAACCGCACCTATACGGGCGTGGTGGATGCCTTCCGCGGCCCCTGGGCACTGGTACGCATTGACGGCTCCGCCGGGTACGTCCTCCTGCAAAATGAACCACTAACAAAAAAAGAAGATGGGAATCAATTCCCATAAATACCCTTAATGTTTAACCCCCTAAAAGCCGCAGCGTAATTGCCCGTGGGGTGTGAGTCCCCGTTTTCTTCTCAACTAAAGCACAAAAAGGCGTCAAGGAACGCCGGGCCGGGTGGAATCCCCGGAAAGGATAAATATTGATTAGGTCCGACTGAAAACCAACCCCGGACGGCGTGACACCCTGCCGGGGTTCCAAACAAACACAAACGATTATGACACAAGAAACGTTTCAGAAGGCGCAAGACCTGGATAGCCGCATAGCACGGCTGGGGTATGAGAAGATGCAGGCGGCGTCTATTATAGATTATTTTGAAATCAAGATAGTGGGCCGGAACGCCCGCGGAGATGAACAAACCCTCGCCGTACTGGATAAGGGGGATAATATCCGCGAATTAATATCCAAGCACCTCTTGTTCCGTCTGGAGATGGAACAAACTCCCCTAATATCAGAATTTGAAAACCTTTAACAACACAACATTATGAGCAAAACAACACCTATCCGCGCTATCGGCGCAAAACCCTCACAGGAGGAGATGGAGGCCCAGGCACGCCGCGCCTTCATCCAGAAACGCAACTCCATCGCTGAAACTATCCTCTACAATTCTGTGGGCCCTCACACCGCAGCCGTGGGAACCGCCCTGCCCTCTTACAAGGGCCTCGTGGACGCCGCTATTGAGGCCGCGGACTATATGATGGAGAAACTCTACTCCGTAGCCATAACCGACAAAACCGCGGAGTGATGGCTATATGGTGCGGCATTGATCCCGGAGAAAAAACGGGTTTCACGATATGGGATGGCGCCTCCAGGCGGTTCCTGGAGGTTGCTACCCTCCCGCTATGGAAGGCCCTGGAGGAGGTGCGTCGCTGGTCCTACCAGTGCACCGCCCAGATAGTGCCCTTCTATGTGGTGTTCGAGGACGCCCGCCAGCGCAAGTGGTTCCCCCAGGAGAGGAACAACGCGGAATACCGTGGCCGCCTTATGGGAGCCGGAGCCGCAAAGCGTGACGCCCGTATCTGGGAGGAGTTCCTCACGGCGCAGCGGATACCCTTCGAGGCCCGCAAACCACAGGCCGGGCAGACCAAATGGGCAGAGGATTACTGGAAACGCATCACGGGATGGACGGGGCGCACCAGCGAACACGCACGGGACGCCTCCCTCCTGGTATTCGGGAGGAAATAATATGACCGCAGAACAAAGGCGCGAATACAATCGCGAATACTACCACCGCAGGCTCAAGGGCACGCCGGAGTTCAATGAGTATCGCCGCGAATATATGCGGAGATATAGGCAGGAGCACCCGGAATACCGCAAACGGAACACGGAAAAGTGTAATCAAAACAAGAAGGCGGACTGGGAAAAGTGGCAGGCCTATTATCGTGAATACCAAAAACGCTACCGGGAGGAACGGAAAAGTAAATGACACGCAGGGAGATAGTGGAACGGCTGGGCCGGGAACGGCGGGTGGAGGGGATCGTCCTCCGCATCGCCGGGGTGGACCGCCTCACCGCTGACCTCGAGGACCTCGTCCAGATGGTCTACCTCACCCTGCTGGAATACGACGAGGACAAACTCCAGGACCTATGGGAGAACGGCGAGGAGAATTTCCTCATAGCGCGGCTCGTGCTCTTCAACCTGCGCAGCAAGACCAGCCGCTATTACTACAAGATACGCATCTTCGCGGCCCGGACGCAGGACCTGACCGCAGTGGAAAACCGACCGCAGGATGAAGGATAAGGAGATAGCACGGGACTACAAGTCCATCCGCGAGGATTACCGCTGGGACGGCAGCATCTTCTCCCAGGAGCCGGAGAAGATTGCCCGCGTCAAGTGGATAATAGACAACCGCCTCACGGAGGTGGAACGTATCCTCATACTCCTTTACGTGGACTGCCAGAGTTACCGCAAACTGGGGAAACGGCTGGGCCTTTCACACCAGACCTGCGCGAAGGAGGTCCGCAGGATACGCACAAAGATATTGGACGAATACTCAAAACTTGAAAGCAAATGACTATCTACGCAGAACTGGCCCTTGTGTGGGCCGTGGTGGTTTTCATCGTGGACCTCTCCGGCTGGACGGATACCTGGCTGGGATGGCTCTCGAAATGGACGCGCCGGTACGGACTGCCTGCCGTAAAAAGTTTACGGCCCCTATCGTGTTCGCTATGTATGACGTGGTGGTGCTGCCTCCTCTGGGCCCTGCTCCGCAAAAATTTCACGCTGCCCATTGTGGCCTACTCCGCCGCCCTCTCCTTCTTCTCGTTTACACTTGAGCAGTTTTTTATATTTCTACGTGAGTTATTAACAAACGCAATAGCAAAATTGAATAAATGGCTCAACGATTGAGCCGCGGCAGAGATACAAAAAGAACCGGGTTAAAAGATGCTCTTTGACTATTCCAGCGAAACGCCTCCCGGTCTGCGCGGTAGCAGCGAAACGATAACAAACATTTACCCGGCACAAGGACCGGGGGCGGGTGAAAGTCCCGTTCGCATTTGTGATTATCTGATAGCGAAAGGACACGCCGGGGCCGTGAGGTTCAAGGAGGCCGGAAAGGAATAGCAAACGCTATGTGTATATGTCTACAAATCCCGGCGGGGGTGATACCCTTCCGGGGTTCCAAATGGAGAGCAAGAGATTAACCCCATACCTGCGCCGCGAGGTGCTCGCCCTTCCGCTGGCTGACCGCCTGGCCCTGGCCCGCGCGATCCGTGAAAGCGTGAAGGCTCCCCGCACCGATTCCCGCCAGCGGCTCTACTACCTCGCCGATAAAATGGCAGAGGTGTCCGGCGTTGATATACGCTGCCGGATGGACCGCACGCAGGACGTGGTGTGGCCCCGCTGGATATTCATATACATAGCACGCCGGGAGGGATTCAGCCAGAACGCCATCGGCTCCGTGATTTCCCGCGACCACGCCACTATAAGCAAGGCGGAGGGACGCGTCGCCGATATCTTCACCCTGCCGTGGCAGTACGAGAAGGAGATTGAGTTATACAATAAATTCGTAGAATCATTATGAACAAACAACTGACCGCCGCCCAGGTGGAGGCCCTTGCCCCCCTGGAACGTTATTTCAAGCAGGCCACGGAGGCCGCCTGGTGCTCCTATCCGGGGCAGGCCGCCATCCAACTGCTCCGCGACACGTGGGAGGACCTGACGGGCCACGCCTACCCTTACAAGGCCGGCTGCCCCAACTGCCTGCTCAACCTTGTCCGCGATATGGGGACGCTATACTTTGCCGCAGTGGAGGATAACACCCCGGCAAAGGCCGCTAATTTGCCCGCAGAGCCAAAAACTCCCGCGAAGGGTACAACTACCCCGGCAAAGAAAAAGACCGCAAAAAAAGGAAAGAAATAGGCACGGACGCGGGGCGGTGTTAAGTTGTGAAATTTAACGGAGGTTGCAAGTCATATAAATCTATCCACCCGCCCCGCAAAGTGTCCTCCAAGGCACCCGGTAATTTTTACGTAGTGCAGCAAGAGAAAAAGAAAAACAAAGAACAAGAAAGAAAAGCGCCCCCTTGTAATACCAGCGCAATAGAAAAGAAAGAAAAAGAAATATAAAAGAAAAAGAGAACGACAACAACCGCGCACGTATGAGAAAAGAACGCAAAGAACTCGGCCTGGGGTTCCTCCTTCTCAATGAAGGGCAACTCCCGTGGCTACCAAAGAACCCCCGCCAGTGGACCGCCACCGACGTGGAACGCACCGCCGCCAGCATCAAGGAGGACCCGGATTTCCTTGAGGACCGGCCCCTCCTCGTCGTACCCTTCGACGCAAAGAACTACGTAGTCTTCGCCGGGAACCTCCGCCACGAGGGAGCCTATGCCGTCAAACGCAGCAAGGTCCCCTGCGTCATCTATTACCCGGAAACGGAGGACGACCACGAAACCATCCGCCGCAGGGCGATGAAGGACAACGGCTCCTTCGGTGCGTGGGACTGGGACGAACTCTTCTCCTCCCCCTGGGGAACAATGGACCTGGAGGCTATGGGTATAGGCAAAGCGTTTGAGGAAGGTGCAAAGGGTGCAGGCTCCCCGGAGGACTACGGGGAGCAGTTCAACCTGCCGGATGGGGAAAGGGCTGGCTTTCGTCAGATTAGTTTCCAACTATCAGACGAAATGGCGGACGTTGTTCTATTCGCTACAAAAGCGGCCCACTACACGGAGGAGTTTTATACCTTGGAAGGCGACGAAGAAGATAAAAACGGAAACGGCGTGGCCGTCTATCTTATGGCAAAATGGTGGCTTGATATGATAGCCAAAGGACCAGGGGAAGATTACGAGAAGGCCAAAGCAGAGGCAGAGGGATTGCGGCAATATCTACGCGACGCCCTCGCAAAGAGTGGACGCAAAGCCAAAGACGTAGACGAGGCCCTGGGGACAAACGGAATGAGTGGACACTATTTTGGAGAATCGCAGTGGATGTTTCCCACGCAAAAGGCCTACAAGATAATGCAGGAATTTATGCCGCTGGATCGTGACTATCTGGAATGCAAGTTAATAGAGTTACGCTATAATCTACTCAAAACACTCAAAACACAATGGGAAGGGCAAAAGAAATAATTGTGAAGGTTATCCCTGCCAAAGTGGCAGAACCCTTCGTGCGTGCCCATCATTATTCTGGAAAGGTGGTGCAGAACTCGCAGGTACATTTCGGGTGTTTCCTTGATGGAGGACTGCACGGCGTTATGAGTTTCGGCCCGTCTATGGATAAACGGAAAGTCATAAACCTTGTGGCAACCTCAAACAAGACGGAGAAGGAAAAGTGGAACGAGTTCCTCGAACTCAATCGTATGGCTTTCGATGATTATCTTCCGGCCAATAGTGAATCCCGGTGCCTGGGTATCGCTTTCCGCCTCATAAAGAAAAACGCACCCCACGTTAAATGGGTGATATCGTTTTCCGATGCTACCGCGTCTGGGGATGGAACAATATACCGGGCGTCCGGCTTTCATCTTACTCAAATAAGCAAGAACAAGAGTATTCTCGTTTTCCCGGATGGGGAACGGATTACAATCTTGAACTTTACAAACGGATATTGCGAGAAGGAAAGAATCTGCAAAAAATACGGCATCCCCGTGTGGGGGGGGGCGGGTATCACTCCACTGAAAAAGATAGGGGTGAAACTTGCAGAGGGTTTCCAGTTGCGCTATATAAAACTACTGACGGACGATTGCACACTTATGTGCCCGGACCTTCCTTTTACTGATATAGACAAGGAGGGAGCAGGTATGTTAAGGGGTGAACGCATAACCAGGGCGGAAAGGCACGAAAAAAAGGAACCAGCCGGAGCCGGTTCCTTGTAGAGCAGGAAGGTCCTTCCGAAGGCCATCCCCTTGCTGGATGCAAGGTGCACTACCTTGTGCTATTCCCGCGTTTGATGGGACAAATATACAAACTTAAAACGAGATATCAAAATGAAAATGAACGCCGCGAAAATAGCAGAGGCCGCCGCCTGGGTGGAACGCAACGGACTGCACCCCCAGCCTTGCGGCGCTACAATAAAGGACTTTTGCACCGCTATGGGCATAGACGACGCCACCTTCCGAAGGTGGAGCAAGATTGCGGACTTTGCGGACGCCCTAAACCGCGCCCGTGAGGTGTTCCGCCGCAACACCATCAAGGAGGTGGAGAACGCACTCGTCAAGGCCGCCCGCGGTGTGGATTTCACGAAAGAGAAAACCGAGGCCAAAGCAGAGAAGGTCATCGAATACGATCCCGTCACCGGCAAGAAGGTCCGCGAGTATATGGGAGAGCCGAAAGTCGTCAAGGCCACCCGGGAAACGTACTACTACCCCCCGGACATAAAGGCCGCCATCTTCGTCCTTACGAACCTCTCCGGCGACAACTGGAAACAAAAGCAGGAAACCACCATCCAGGGAGGCAGCCAGCCGCTTAACCTCGCACTCAATGACAAGGCCGCCCTGGACGGACTGAAGAAGGCACTCGCAACGGGTGCAGCACCACGCAAACCGAAAGACGAGCAGGAAGGACAATGAGGACCACCCGCACCTTTGAGAAGATTTGCGCCGCACTGGGCGACGCCCCCCGCTACATTGACAACCGCGGCGGGGCACGTTCCGGCAAGACGATAGCGGAACTGCAACTCTTCTCCCTCCTCGCTATGGAGGACAAGGTCCCCACCATCACGTCCGTCGTGTCCGAAAGCCTCCCCCACCTCAAGCGCGGAGCCATCCGTGACTTTAAGTTCGTGCTCGCCGATATGGACCGATGGGACGAGGCGGCCTGGAACAAGACGGAGTGCATCTACTCCTTCCCCTCCGGCTCCATCATTGAGTTCTTCGGGGCCGATACCCCCGCGAAACTCCAGGGCCCGGCACGTGACCGGCTCCTCATTAACGAGGCTAACCGCGTGGAGTGGGAGGCCGCCCGCCAGTTGATGGTCCGCACCTCCGGCCTCGTCTGCTACGACTACAACCCCAGCGCCCCCTTCTGGGGAACGGACGAGATACCCAAGCGCGACCGGTACACACTCGTGCACACCACCTACAAGGACAACGACCACCTCCCGGACGAGGTCCGCCGCGAGATTGAGGCAAACAAGGGAACCGGCAACTGGTGGAGAGTGTACGGCCTGGGCCTCATAGGCCAGATTGAGGGGCAGGTGTTCAATTTCAAGGTCGTGGACGAGATGCCGGACGCCGCCGGGTATGTGGAAACGTGGGGGATGGATTTCGGATTCACGAACGATCCCACCACCCTCATACGCTGCCTCGTCCATACGGGCCGCCGGGAGATATACGCGGACCAGTTGCTCTGGCAGACGGGGATGACGAACCCGGAGATAGCGAACGCCCTCCGGGACCTGGGTATCCGCAGGCAGGGCAGCGGCCCCGTCGTCTGGGCGGACTGCGCCGAGCCGAAAAGCATCGCGGAGGTTGCGGGGTACGGCCTTAACGTCAAGGGCAGCGACAAACGCACGGCGGTACGCGAGCAACTCCAGGCCCTCCAGGCGTGGACGATCTACGTGACGCGCCGCAGCGTGGACCTCCTGGACGAAGGCCGCAAATACCTCTTCAAGCAGAGGCCGGACGGGACCTACACCAACGAGCCGATTGAGTTCTTCAACCACGGGATGGACGCACTGCGGTACGCCGTCTGGGGCGGAGTGCTGGGGAAAGTGGGAGGACACTACACGCTGGGATTCAATAGAAGATAAAGCACTATGATAGACAACTACGGGGCCCTCACCCTGGGCCGTTATATGAGGGTGAACGCCATCCTCCAGGGAGAAGGGGATGAACTGGATAAACAGGTCCAGATAATCGCTATTTTGGCTGATATGAACACGGATGACATTCTCCTACTACCCATAGGGGATTATGCCCGTATGGCCGCGCAAACGGCCTTCCTGCGTGAACACTGCAAACCCACGGAAATAACTGACGACTGGACCTGGGAGGGATTGATACCCACCACGGACTTCCGCCGGATAAACACTGCCCAGTATATAGACTTCCAAACCTTCGCAAAGGATTTCCCGGCCAGCTTGCCGCAACTCCTTTCTGTCTTCCTCATTCCTGAGGGTAAGGCATACAATGACGGCTACGATGTGGTGGAAGTGCAGCGCAAGGTGGAGGCCCTGCCCTTCCCGGATGCCCTGGGACTTGCGGCTTTTTTTTTCGCGCGGTTTCTGCAATTAACCGAGGCTTCCCTCACCTCCTGGGGGGAGGCCTTGAGGAAGGAGAAGGACGCGAAGAGGAGGACGGAGATACGGACGAGGATAGCGGAGGTGCAGGCACTTTTGCAGCACGCTGGGGATGGATTGCTAACGTGGACCGAGTAAGTGAGACGCTGCGCTGCTCCTGGGACGAGGTGTTCCGCAAGCCTGCGGTGGAGTTTCTCAACACACTCGCCTACCGCAAGGACAAGACCGCCTGGGAGAAGGAGGCGCTGGAACAATGGAAGAGGACACATTAATAAAAATCTTTAACAATGGCAGAACCGCTTTTTCAAACGAGCAACCTCGTCGCCATCCTTGAGGACCTGGCGCACGACATAAGGGAGAACTACAAGGACCACCTGGAACTGCACGACCGCATAGCCAGCGGCGACCTGCTCCGCAGCGTGGAAACGGAGGTGGAGGTGAACGGCACTACATACACCGTCTGGCTCTATCTCGCGGACTACTGGAAATACGTGGAGGAAGATACCCGCCCCCACTGGCCCCCGAAGGATGCCATTGACCGCTGGATATTCATAAAACCCGTCATTCCGCACCCGGATGCCAGCGGCAGGCTCCCGTCCCCGGAGCAACTCTCCTTCCTCATACGCCGCAAGATAGCGAGGGAAGGGACGAAGGGGACGCACGACCTGCGGGACACGGAGAACGCCGTCATATCAATGTACGAGGAACGGCTGCTGGAGGCCCTCCACCGCGACGCCCTGGACTACATAGAGAAGGTGATGCCATAACCACCCCGCCCGCTTTCAATTACGGAAGGCGGGTTTTTTATATTTCCAAGAAAACACACACGCAATTATGGCCGTACAAGCAGCACCCATCTGGCAGGATTACTACGTCACACTCACAACCAAGACGGACCCCACAAGTCCCGGCTATGACTTTTATATCGCCCTGCAAACACCCTTCACCATCATCTACGAGGGTATGGCGTACCCCGCACCGGGGGAAACCTATCCGCGTATCCGTATAAACGACATCTGCGCGGACTACCTCGCCCACAATTTCCTCCAGGCTCCGGCGACACCCTACGAGGCCACCTTCGTAGTGGGCCGCGGCGCCACGTCAATAGATGCCGTCACCTTCTTCAACGACTGGTCCTACGATCCGCACTATAACAGGGCTACGGACGGCCTCGCCTTCCCCGTGGTCCGTACCTTCGCACCCGGCCAGTTGCTCGTCCTCTCCTCTCTCGCGGGAGGCATCGTAGCCACCATCACGATGGAGGACGGCACGATGGTGACGCGCTATCTCAACGGCCACACCGGCGGCGACGATTTCAACGACGACTACAACGAGGATTTCGCCATCGGCCTCATTGAGTACGGCGACGCCTTCGTCCTGCCGATGGACGACTACCCCGGCGCGGTGCAGGTCCAGATGGGCCCCATCAAGTTCACCCGGACGGAACGCTGCTGCCGTTTCGTCCTCTACTACGTGAACGCCCACGGCGGCTGGGACGCCCTGCCCGTGGAGGGGAAGGCCCTGCGCAGCGACGCCCTCACACGCCACACCCTGGAACGCGCCTACGATAACAACGACTACGCCGCAAGGGGAGGCGCAACGATAGTGAACGAGATACGGCCCACGTGGGAGTTCTGGACCGGCTGGCTACGCCTCCACGAGAGTGAGAGGATGCACCACCTTCTCAACTCCCCCTCCGTGTACGTCCACGACCTGGAGGAAGACATAGTGCGGCCCGTCCTCCTCACCGCCAGCACCACCGAACACAAGGACACGCCCGGCAGGCTCTATGCCTACAAGATTGAGGCAAGGCTCGCCCAGGATAGGATAAGGAGGTAGGACGATGCGGCGCAAGATTGACCTATACATAGGAGGCCTGCACGCGGACCTGGCGGAGCAGGATTTCATCCTCTATAACTACGCCTTCACGGACCTCCAGGAGCCTGCCGCCGTGAAGAACTCCTTCTCCAAGCAGATAACCCTCCCGGCCACTCCCGCGAACCTTGCTATCTTCGGCCACCCGGAAAGGGCGGACCGCACCAGCACGGGGACGGGCGGGACCGGCCCGGCCTTCTCACCCGGATACAAGACGCCCTTCGAACTGCGGAACGAACTGGGCGGCATCATTGAAAGCGGCTACCTCCGCCTTGACGCCGTGGAGATACGGGGCCGGATAGTCACCGGGATGAAGGTGACGCTTTTCGGCGGGATAGGCGGTTTCTTTTATAACCTCTCCTACACCGCGGACGGGGAGAAGAAGACGCTGGCGCACCTTGACTACGGGGTGACGCTGTCTTCCTTCACCATCAACGCCGCGGAGGTGTCCGCCGCCTGGGCGCGGCTCCGCAACCACCCGCAGGGGCAGGGGATAGAGAACGCCTACGACGTGGTGAATTTCGCGCCTGCCTACAACGGCGTGCCGGACGGGGATTTCGACGCCAAGCACGCGGTGATAGCGCCCGGCCAGACGGGCCTGCCCTCCTCCGTGACGGATGGGGACAAGACCTACCACTCGAAGAGCAGCGTGGCCCTTCTCAACCTCAAGGAGGGGCGTGACGAGTGGGCCTGCAAGGACCTGCGCAGTTACCTCCAGCGGCCCGTCCTCTCGATGCGTGCCTTCCTGGAGGCGTGCGCCCGTCCCGCGAACAACGGCGGCCACGCGGTGGACCTCTCACACATACCCGCTGACCTCTACGTGGGGGTATGGAAGACGCTGCCGATGATCCCGTCCCTGGGCGACTACGGGCAGGCGGGGGGCAGCACTAACCTCACGGCCCTCTCCGGGGGCGGCGGAGACGCCTACGAGAGGGTGATATCCGCCTTCTATTACGTTTCATCCGTCCCTGCGGGTTCCGACGTGCAGGCGGAGTTCACGGCCACGCCCCGTATGATACTCCCCGCGGGTGTCTCCCCCGTGGGTGACGCCCAGATGCAGTTCACGTATATGGGCGCAACTCTCTACGTCTGCATCTTCCTCCAGATGGTTGCCTACTCCGGCGACGTTCCCATAGGAGCCAGCACCATCCGCTGCATCTGCGACCTGCCGGGCACCTCCTCCGCCCTTGCGGAGGCGTGCGGCTACACGCCCACGATGGAGGCGGACTACGAGGAGAGGGTGACGGACACGTGGAGGCGCAACACCCAGCAGTCCTACTCGCTGAACGGGGAATACGCCTTCGACGTCGCCAGCGGGCGCGCTTCCCTCTACGTCCTTGAGTATGCCTGCTATAGCGTGCAGGAATCCGGGGGCCAGATGCTGGCGACACGCAGTCCCTTGTTCTTCTTCGAAGGAGGAGTGCAGGTTCCCGCCGCCCGCGTTTGCACGAACACGGACCTCTACGAGTACACGGGCGCGGCCCAGTGGACCAGTCCGCAGGGCGGCCGCACCGGGGCCGTCATCCCCTACTCCGCCCTTCTCAACTCCGCCCACACCCCAGCGGAATACCTTATCTCGTTCTGCAAGGCAAACGGCCTTGTTTTCGGCTATAATCCCGCGAGTAAGGCCGTGACTATCCTCCCGCGCAACGAGTGGTTCAACGGGCAAATAAACGACCTTTCCGGGCGTGTGGACCGCAGCCAGCCGATAACCATCCAGCCGCTGGCGATGAAGAGCAAGTGGTACGAGATGCAGGGCGACCTGGCGGAGGGAGCCTTCGCGGAGGAGTACAAGGGCAAGTACGGCACGCCCTGGGCGGTGCAGCGTATCAATACCGGCTACGATTTCGATGCGGCGGCGGAGGACCTGCTCAAGGGCAACGCCTTCCGCGGTGCGGTCACCCTGCTGGATAGCGGCCCGTACTGGAACCGCCTCACGGATAGCGACGGCCACCTTATCCCGTCCGTGTTCCTCGATCCCGGCAACACGTACACCCTCTGGACGGACGAGGGCGAGGGGAAGGATTTCCCCGTGCCGGTCCC